TTGAGTTATATTTTTTTCTTCAAATTCAATCGTTTCTTCACCGATTAAAATTTTACCAGTCTTTCCCCATCCAGTGGTGGAGAAGACATTAACTCTCTTGCCAACACCATCAGTTGCTGATAGAGTTTTTTCTAGTCTAGTTTTAGTGGAGACAGCAAATTCGCCATTGACAGTTTCTGGTGCTAATACAATATTCCAGATTTTTTCACCATCAACAGTTCCATCTGGATATACATTATCAACAACAGCTGATGCATATGCATATTCATCAGTTTCTTGCTGAACAATAATGTTTCCAATGAGGTCATTAGGGTCGCCAGATACAACTTTTGCTTTAAGGGCAAATACATTGATCCAATCTGCATTAGAAGATTTGTATGTATAGTCTCTGGGATTGTATGTTTCTGGGATATCTCTGCTATCCTTAGAAACAATTGAGTTAAAAATAAATCTGATAGAGGCAGACGTTCCTTTAGTCTTGTAGAACTGCCTGATATTTTTGATGAGAGTTCTTCTATCTACACCACTCTTCAGATATTTTTCTGGAAATGATGATAGATATTGAGATTCAAAGCTCTTGATCAGAGCATACAAAAATAAATTACTAACATTGTATACAGCAGACCCTGAGACGTGCGCTGCTGCCTCTGTAGTAACGAATGTGCTCTGTTCGTATAGATCTCCTAGGGTGGTGTTACCACTGACGCCTCTAGAGCATTCTGAGAGGGTATTGCCAGATCTAGTAGCATAGAAGATGATTTCATTATTAATTCTTATATAACCATTCTTCTCTGGGAAAGAACTACCATCTTCCAAGACGATTGTAGACTCTGACGCTGAAATAGTGGTCGTGAGGATACTATTCTCATTTAGAAGATTCTTCTCATAATAATTAATATCTGCATACGTTAGCAGGTTATTTGCTAAATCTAGTGGCTGACCAGAATTTTCCTGAGCTTCATAATACTTCTCCAAAAACTTGGAGAAGAGAGGATATTCATCTACAACAAAACTAGGAAGTTGTGACTCAATAAGAGCAGAGATCTTTTTGGTCTTGATAGCCATTTAATTACTCTTTGTATGCAATGAAGGTTGAATTTGCTACATCAACATCAAGATACACCTCACGAGATGCCTTGATATCATTAGAAAGCGGTTTTACTCTAACTGAGATACGATTATTAAAGAATGATCCTTTGATAATCGTCAAATTATACATTTTCAATTCGCCTTTGTCATAATCAATATCACCAACTTCCTTGTCGAGGACAACTTTTTCGCCAGTTATAGAGTCTAGTCTATATAGGACAATTTTGCCATCCCTATCTTCGAGATACACGTCAAAATTAGGATACTCAGTGACTCTAAACCCAGTTGTAGCAAGGACAGGATCGTCACAGTCCTTATCAAATGCATTCTGGAAACAGATCTCATAGTAGAACGTAGAATTCAACTGAGGATAAAAATCTTTCCTCATTGTGACTGTTGTCAAGTTTGAGTTGATTGCTTTAACCGAATCGTCAATAACACCAATGGCTTTACTGTATCTAAACTTACCGTTGAACTTCTCAGTCTCGGATCTATCGACATATGACTGGAATGTTTGAATTGCTCTAGAAGCCACTTGCTGTGGAGTCAAATCAGTCGTTGATCCATTGTAATAAATCTTACTACTTAACTCAACATATAGAATCGAAGGATCGATAATTACAGGTTCTACAGAACCAACAGCATATTTTTTCAATTCAGCAATAATGTTTTGTTTGGTCAGTGATGTCAAGTAAGCAGCATTCTTTGGTTTAATAGAAATAAAGACTTTACCGTATTCTGGTGGATCTTGCTCTTCTCCACCAAATGTAATGATATCACCAATAGATGGGTAAATGTTACGAACAATGGCAGCATAATCAGATGCAATGACTGCTCTATTTTGTGTTCCAAATGTTCTTGGTGCTGCAAACTTTACTTCAGCAATAGATTCGATGTCTTCGCCACCTGAAGCAGCAACAGTTGATAATATTGAAGATTCGAATGATGTTGGAGAAATAGAAAGAGGATTTTCTAAAACTCCAGAAAATACAAACGTTCTAATGCCATTTGCTTCTGGACCATTAGTAACGATATACTTGACAACAATTTCTGCTTGATCTTCTAATTTCTTACCAATGATACCATCGCCAAAGATAAGTTCATATCTTTGATCCTCAATCTCATTCAAGAAGAATACTTTTGATGTTGTAGTAATATCAAGAATGTTGTCAGCTAACAGATATGGTTCACTGAAACTAGAACCGTTTGAATAGATCTCTACTTGAATAGTAGATGTGTCGATATTTTGGTTATCTAAAACAAATCTTTGTGTCTTGTTTGAACTATTGACTCTAAAAGTATTAACGATTTGCGTCCCTTCTTTTACTAAAACATCTCTAAAGGTAGCAACATCATTAACCACCTGCGCTTTTACGTCAACTGGTGTAACAAACTGATAGATTTTATTATTGAAAGATGCAACAAATCCAGTTCCTTCTTTAAGGATCAGTTCTGTATCACTTGTTGGATTTCCATACTCAACTTGAAAATTTACATATGCTGTTGCAGAAGTTGTAGATCTTGGTCTATAACCAAGTTGTCTAGCAATGGCAACTACATTATCTCTAAGTGTGGCACTATCAATGAATAACTCATTGATTGCCATGTTTGTGTTAAATGCCGTATAATACGTGTTATAGGCAAGAACATCTAAGATGTTACTAAGAACGGATCCCTCAAAATCATAGTCAGTAAAATCTGACTGAGTTCTCATGTATTCTTTGAGAACCGTCTTAATATCATTAAAGTCTAGATTTGAAATCTGAGCGTAAGGCATTTATCGGGTTCTCTCTAATACAAAATTAACTTGCTGTGGAGTGTCATCTCTTCCGATAATTGCATAATGAAGCTCAACATTAAATCCATTATTATTAAAATCTGGTTCACAGATAATGCGATCAACTTCAATCCTAGGTTCGAACCTACCCAACGTTGTGGCAATTTCTGTTCGAATAAGCGCAGCACTAGCAAAGTCCAGAGGTTCAAACAGCATTCTAGTAATTGAACTACCCAATTCTGGGTTGAACAATCTTTCACTCTTCTCAGTGAGAAGCAATACCATAATAGACTGCTTAATTGCAGACGCATCCTTGACCGTGAGTAACTCATCGGTCATAGGATGTTTTTTAAAGGTGACGCTTAAATCTTTAAACGACTTAAAAGTCTGCATTACAGGAAGACACGAAGCTATTTGTATTTATTCACTCGTGCCAACGCTCTACAAAATCGTCAAATCCGCCCGCTCCTCCACAAGGGCGTTCTAGGCGGTCTTCTGGTAATGGGTATAGTTCTTCCTTCATCTTGGATCTACGACGCTTTGCAGCGGCATCTAGAAGGCGATCACTGTCCGTTTCGGTAATCAGTGTCATACCTTCTTCGATAAATTCTTCACTTTTGTCTACTGGAAATAGTCCCATTGAAAAAACCTCTCTAAAGTCTGTTTCCAGAACTTTTAGAGAGGTTGCTATCTCTTCTTACTATTTAGTTTTGCTCGGCGCTTTCGTTATTCGGAGATGCGGTCCTCAACGACCTTGACCACGATAACGCTTCTTTGCCTTGTTGCGTGAAGTGGCAGCATACAGAGTGTGCTTCGAAGAACCTTGGCGAGTCTTCTTAGGCTTACTCTCAATAATCTTCTTACCACTCAAACCAACTTTTGCTCGTGCCATAACTGATCTCGATTGACTTGTATATTATACCATAAATTTAGAAAAGTTCGAAGGATCCGCCATCATCAGGTGGAAACTCTTCATCTGGTGTCTCTGGAGGAGTGCTCTCACCACCCTCAGAGGACTCAGAAGACCCCCCTTCCACTATTCGGACAGTCGGATACTTAAAAGGTCCAACAAGGGGTCTTGGAGTGCTTCCTATGACCAACTGCGCCTCGTCTCCCTGCACTGCGAAAAGAACACCATTGATATACACTGTCGTGTTAAGTGTTGGTTGGATCCTTCGTGCGCCTGGTTGGCATGGTATAGGAATCAGAGGATTGATTTTCTGACCCTCCACAGGTTCAGGAAAATTGAGAGAACTGTAGATTTCTACATTCTCTCCCTCCATCTTAACATTTGGTGATCTGAAAGGTTCGCCTCCTAGTGGCTCTGCTGGATACAAACAGTTTCCATCAGTGCTTGGAGTATCTACACAATCGGGTCCTACGATGTTTGGCATTATACTGCTTTTGCGACAGTTAACAAGTCCTTCTTAATACCTTCTATATTATTGTGAAGGTAGTCTAGAGTGTCTGAGAGTGTTTCGTATTCACTCGCACTCGGTCTGCGATACGCTAACGTCGGTCTCTCCAAATTCGACACCCTCAGTTCCAGGTTCTCTAATCTCTGCAACAGCACTAGGAGTTTCTCCTCCAAGTTTTGCTGTGGCTGCTCTGATGACTTCTCCATTATTTGTATCTCCTCTATTGAAGGCTTCTGCTGCTTTCGACTCGAACGCATCGCAGAATCCATCGAAATTGTTCAGAATTGCTTCAAAATTCTCGAAACGATTTTCCATAATGCTTTCAGTATTTGAGTGAAACTATCATTACTTGAATATTTATTGGACGACTTTTTCTTGCTCGTCTTTTTTGGGCGATTTTTTGCCACGGAATTTTTTTGGAATTCATGGAATCGTTTCATCGAATTCCTTTTTCGTATTTCTGCAGCCCTCTGAGATCCTTGAGACATTCTTTGATTTCTTTTCATGGGCGATTTTTCTGGGGAATTTTTTTTATTTAAGAAGAATATTTCTCGCTCGTCTGGATACTTTTGTAGGTTAGGAGGGACCCATGAATTTCGCTTGGCGACCCTTTCTTACATTTAAGGGGGGCAATTAACTGTCCCCCCGTATACCTTACTGTCAGGCGCTAAGTGTAACTAATCGCCTCGCAATATGCCGTGCTGTGTGTTCTTTCGGTCTGTATGGAATAGTCATCACATTGCCTGATTTATGCACCCATTTCTCATGCTTACTCCCATTGCGTTCTTTAATCCAACCGTGTGCAAGTGCAAGGCGTTTGAGTTGTTTGTCTGTCATGGTGTTGATGTAAAGAATGGGTCAGAAATCCTCTAGCATTTCATCCATCTCATCCTCATCGATGTTGACATCATCCCACTCAACACCATCGCCTGTGTGAGTGATACCCATGCCCTGCAGTAGGGATACACAATTGCGCCATGAATAGGCACGCTTGGCAATACGATAGAGGATCTCATCGTTGCCTATCCAGAGGGCGGCATTCCATGTCTCGTAGTTAGCCCAACCGTTGTAATTGCTGATCATGATGTGATGTTCTGTGAGAGGGGGTTTATATAAGGCGGGGGTGAATCAGGAAGCGTAGTGATAGGTCACTTCGAACTCATCGCCATACATCTCCTCGACGATTGCCTGTGCAGTCTCAAGGTCGCCTGCCTGCCATTCAACCTTAGCAGGGCGTCCGCCGTTGCCGTTCTTGAGGTCGATGGTGAAGTGGAAGGTGGTCATGTGCTTGTCTGTGTTGTTGAAACTAGTATAAGGGGCAGCGGGGTCAGTCGCGGTCGCTGATGTGCCAGACATCCGATTGTCCACTGGTGGCGATGCGACCCTCACGCACTGCCTTGCGGTATGCTGCCTCGCGGGCGAGTTGCTGCATGTAGGATGCCATGGCACCCTGAACAGCGGGGTCGTTGGCAGCGGTGTCGTTGAGAAGGAACATTCCGTTGTGTGCTTTGATCATGAGACTAGTATGGCAGCAGATGGGGCGCTTTGGGGGAAATGGTGGACACCTTAGCAACCGAACACCAGATCAGCGATGGCGTTGGTGTTGGCATCGGTGCGACACCAGCGGATGGGTTCACCAGAGGGAGGGCACATCCAGATCATGCATTCCTCTCCCCACAGTTGACCGATCCTGAAAGCGTGGTTCATGTCGGTCGCCCAGTCGCACCCGTTAGGATCGAACTTTCCCCAGGCGCTGGGTTGAACTGCAATGGCGTTTGTCATCGTTTCGTTTGAACTGAAGTCAGTATAGAGCCCAGGGCAGCGGCAAGGTCGATCCACTGTGCCACCTGTTCAACTGGTTTCTTTCTGTCAGTCTCACAGACCCACACGCCTAGGATGGGGGATGATTTCGATGCCATTGGGGTGCTAGTATGGATGAACTAAAGGCGGCCGCGATTCTCAATAAGAAAGTCTATTGAGAATGACAGATTAGAGGGGCTAAGTTATCACTACCCCAACAATTCGGGGTAGTATTCTTTCACCTCTTCAATCAACTCAGTTACACTATACTTGTCCAAATTCTCATCGAATTGATCATACAAAATACGCATCATGTCTTTGATGTCCATACCATCCAAGATGGTGTTGATATAGTTTGCCTGCAATTCGTCGCGGTCGATGATGTTGTCTTGCATGATGATTGTGTGGTGATGGTGTTAAGAAAGACCCGCTCAAACGAGCAGGTCAGATGTAGCAAGGGCACCAAGTTTCATGCCATCACGAAACTCAGTCACAAAGAATTCAGTGCCATTGTAGAGACGAATGAACCACTCATAGTTCTTTTGAAATACACCCTCACCAGCAATACCATGCTCGCTGAGAATAGCATTCAGGCGAGATTTGGTAGTGTTAGATTGCCAACCACCATCAAACAGGCGGACGTAGTTGTCACCAACCTCTGCAATCTTGTTGCCGTGCAGATATACCGTAGACTCGTTAGTTTCAGCATCGAACTCTACACGAGTGTTAGCAGAATGCCAGTCAGCGTTGTTGCTGATAGCGACGTTCATTTGCTGTTCGATCTTACGCATGATTTGAAGCGGTTTGTTTGAACTGAAGTTAGTATGGACGAGAATGGGGGCAATTGCAACCCCCTGTGTGCCACCTTGTGGACTGTCACCCCAGGAAGGTGCTGGGGTCGCCGTAGTCTGCAATATGGTGACCGTTGAGACGGATCTCAGCGTAACCAAACTCCTCAGCGAGGGACAGGCACAGATCGTAGGCGCGTCCCTCATCACAGACGGACTCGGACTCGTAAGGGGCAGAGGGGACTAGGACTTCGTAACGCATGTGTTTGTTTGAACTTCAGTCATTATAGGCACGGGGTCGGACGCTTTGGGGCGATCAGTGGACACCCTGCCGATCGGCACAATTTCTCTTTGCTTTCAGTCGCTGAAGTGGGGTCATCTCATCAACAATCTCCATCTTACATCTGAACTGAGGTGTAACAATCTTGCCTGTAGATTTCAACTCTTTTGCTTTAGTTTGTTGAGCAATCAATGCGTAATTCATGTCA